CCTCCTCTTAGTGGGATGCCATCCCTATTCTACCTCTTGAACTTTACCGTTCATAGGCTATGGGTACACGGCTTATACCATGACCTTTAACCTCGACATCGCCCGCGCGTGCTTCCTACGCGTTCGAGACTGACCTCATGCTTGATTGCATCCGGTCTGGGTCCTTGTCGTTTAGCTGCGGCAAGTTAGAGGAGAACTCTTCTTCCACTCATCAGCATTGCATCTTAACTATAAGGGAGATTTTATGAAAGATTTGTTTACAAAGACTCTGGCGGTTTGTGCTGCTGCCAGTTGTTTTGGCATTGGCACGTACACCGGAGCTCTTGGTATCGAATCGATCGCTTCCTCAAAAGTTAAGGCAGAGATTGCCGCTGATAAGGCGATGCAAGTCGTTGACGAGGTCGTACTGACTCCGAAAAATGCCGTTAAAAGATAGTACGTATTCTTGGCCCGCTGTATCTCAGTCGACGGTCAAGTATCAAGGCGTGCAGAATCCGGCGGAGAATTGGACTCAATCGAGGACAATTTCTCGTACCGCTACACGCGATGGTACTAGGCTACCCGGCTGGCATAAGATCATCGAGTCTGGGAATAACGCTACTACTAACTTAACGGCGGTATATGATACTATATACTATACTTTCGGTTCAGTGTCCATTCATACTGAATGGATTCCCGACCCTCTTAACAATTACCGTGACTATAAACTATGGGGTGCCCTTTCAGTTGTAAATGGGCAAAACCATAGGAACGTCAAGGCACCAGTTAAGAGTACGACCTTTGCTGACAACCAGGCACGTGCTAAGTTTTACAAGAAACTCCGAAATATGCAGGTCCAGTTTTCTGGACCGACATTTCTAGGAGAATTGCGTGAAACCCTGCATATGCTTCGCAGACCCGCGCAGGCCCTGTGGTCTAAGAACTTAGGCTATCTCGATGCTGTTGGTCGTGCAAAGAGATTAGACCCAAAAGCTTGGACTAAGAGGCTGAGTGGACTCTGGCTTGAGTATTCCTTTGGATGGATCCCGCTTCTTCACGATTGTGAAGATGCTGTCAAGGCTTGGTCGAGGCTGTGCGAACGCCAGAAAACGAGAGTAATCTCGGCTGGTTACGAACAGTATTTCGACCGGACCAATGAGCTGGATGCATTGTATGATCAAGGTACCCGTCCGTACGGTGGAAACATTATCCAACAGATAAAGTCTACATCGCAGCTGACTGAGACCGTGAGCGTACGATACAAAGGATCTATTAACGCTCAAGCAGAAACGACAAGCAAGTGGGATAACTGGGCTCTTTTCGGCTTTACGCCGTCAGAATTCCTACCTACTGCCTGGGAATTGCTTCCCTGGTCGTTTCTCTGGGATTACTTCACCAATATTGGTGATATCCTGTCTGCATCCGTAACTGACACAAGTCGCATCCGGTTCGTGAATAAGACTGTTCGACAGTTTACCGAGTATCGTGGTAAGCTGGAGTTCAATCTTGCTCAAGCTCAGGCTGTGATGGGTGGTTCGTTCCGGACAAGCGGTTCAGGAGATCCTGGTGAATTTGTTCTTAAACGTAAGGTAGTGTCAAGATCTGCAAACTCTGGGATTTCTCTCCCTCGTTTTCAGCTCTCATCTGATCTGTCGGACGGCCAGCTAGGCAATATTGCTGCCCTTCTGGGTCAGGCTCGATCCTTACATTCCCAATCATATCGGAAGCGTTTTTGACGCTAAAGATATTTAAGGAGTAATCAATGTCGTTTACGCTAACGTCTCCGGTCACCGGAGCAGCGCAAACCGGTTTCACGTCTCCAACTTATACTTTGACTACCGACAATGCCCCAGATAATAATGGGAAACAAGTCGCCGTCACTGCAGTAGGTGGGACGCAGACTGGCGTGACTACGCATTCAGTTGCATCGCCCTTCACCGTGACCTTTGTTAGGCCTAAGGTTTTCCGCTATCTTGGAAAGCCCAATCCTACTACGGGTCTAGTTAAGGATGTTCCGCGTAATTCCTTCAAGTTGATCACTCGAAAGGGTGTTCTCCCATTGGCGGCTCAACCGTATGCGACTCTTCAGATCACGACAATTATTGACGTGCCTGCAGGGTCGGACACTGCGGATCCCGCTAATATCCGTGCGGCGCTCTCGGCTCATATCGGTGCTCTTTCTCAACAATCGGCCGGTGCTGGTGACACGTGTGTCACAGGCATCATCTGAGGTTGATTTGGAAGACCGGATGTCCGGTATGTCTTAAAACCACATACCAGCGTCTCATCGAATTGGAGTTGCGGTTCATTCTGGAGGGGCTATGCGTGATTACGCTAGCAGTTTACCGGTTCTGCTCGATGCAGATTTGTATCATGCTGGATGGAATGGGGCGATTAACCCCTACCCTGGCATTGACTCTCGGCAATTCGCTATGCAGCATTTGCGACGTTCTATCCTCAAGAAATACGAGGGTAAGAAGGCAGCTGATGCTGATACACGAGCGCTTCATTTGTTTCTTGAAATAAATGAAACGTGCAGGGAGTTTAAGCCTGGCACATACAGTATGACCGAAGCTGAAGCTATTGCTATTGGTGAAGCGAAGAAATTTCTTTATGATTTCTTCTTTCCCGATGTTGGAGAGTTTATTCTCTCTAACTCCCGGGTCACTGATGGCTTTAACGTTGGTAACGGAGCCAACATAGGTACTAGCGATACCTCTTTTCTCTCGAAAATGGGTACCTCTACTATGGCGGCGACAAATCCTGCGCTGCATTTGTTATTCATGCAGGCTATCTCTGAAGATCGTGTCTGGTCTGACGTTGAGTCTATCAGATCAGTAAATCGAGGCTTTGAGATAGTTCGAGGCAGTCGCTTAGCTTTTGTCCCTAAGACTACGGACATAAGCAGAACTATATGCACTGAGCCCTTGTTGAATATGATGTTCCAACAAGGTATAGCTTCCGTTCTAACCCAGCGGTTGAAACAGGTCTGTGGTATTGACCTGAGTAAACAGCCAGAAAAGAACAGAAAGCTTGCTCAGCTCGGATCGATCGACGGTAGGTTTGGTACTATTGACCTATCATCTGCTTCCGATTCGATGTCTCTCAGTCTGGTTAAGGATATGTTTCCTAGGGAGGTTGTAAACTCTCTATTAGCATGTCGTTCGCCAGTGACCATCCTTCCAGATGGTACTGAGGTACCGTTGCATATGGTGTCTTCAATGGGAAATGCTTACACCTTCCCTTTGCAGACGTTATTTTTCTTTAGCTTAGTCTACGGAGCATATAGGGTGCTTGATTTAAATATTGAGCGTCCCTATCGCTTAGCCTTAGGCAACCTCGCCGTTTTCGGCGATGACATTATAGTCGAACGCAAGGCTTATGACCTTACGTGTCGGCTTTTAATGTTGTGTGGCTTTAAGGTTAACGTAGATAAGTCCTTCAATGAAGGGCTGTTCCGTGAGTCGTGTGGCCATGATTATTATCATGGCTACAACGTCCGTGGAGTCTATATCAAGACTCTTTCGGACGTTTGCGACAGGTACTCTGTCATCAACCGTCTTAACATCTGGAGTGCTCAACACTATGTTCCTTTGCCCTACACCGTTCAAAGTCTCATGGCCGGGACAAGGTTTCTTCCCGTTCCATTTGACGAAATGGACGTTGCAGGAATTAAGGTCCACAGTGCGCACTTGCGAAAACGTATACTCAGCAAATATACAGGCGGACTTCTTTACCGCTATATGTCTATTGATGAGCTTACCTTCTCAGTCCAAGATGTTGGGAACAGGCCGCCGAAGTTACGCGGATGGATTAATAACCCGTCTGCTGTACTTTTGGCCGCTTTGGCAGGTACCGTTAGGGCCGGTAAGGTCGTCACTCGTTCTTCACGACGATCTTTCCGAATTAAGAAGAGGTATAGTTCTAGTTGGGACTATATCCCCTTCGCCCGGCACTATCGTGCCGGATTCGGTGAAGATTGGAAGATCTTTATCGAGTTGAACCTTAACATTCACTAAGGTTTGACACCTAGGCTAAAGATTCACTTCAGCCTACTCCGGGATACAAATCAAGAAGCCCTTGCATCCCGG